AGCAGTCAGCAGAAGCGCCGATTCCAGGCGAAGAACCTGTCTTTGAAGAAGTTGACGAAGCGCACTAGGTGATAATATGCAAGAAGAGGCAAAAACAATAGTAGACGGATTAGCTGTTACTGGGACTGTTGCGACTATGGCGGGTTGGCTGCCTCCTCTTGCAAGTGCTTTAACCATCATCTGGTTATCTATTCGGATCTGGGAAAGTCCTACGATTCAGAACATCTTTAGACGAGATGTCTGATGATTGCCGAATTAGCTGCATTTAACGCTGCCTATTCGGTGCTGAAGGAGTTTGTTGGCAACGGCAAAGACTTGTCCGATTGCTTTGGCCAGATCGGTCAGATGGTCAACTGCAAGGAAGACATAAAGGCGCGGCAGCAAAAGAACAAAAAGTCTTTGTTTGCTTCTGACGCTGAGGAATTCATGGCTCTTGAGCAAATAGCTAAGGCCGAAGAAGAACTAAAAGACTTCATGGTTTATTTCGGACGAGCTGGATTGTGGGATGACTTTATCATCTTTCAGGCTAAAGCTCGCAAGGCAAGGCTAGAAGCAAAAAACGCGCACATCCAGAAAATAAACAGAAGGATGCACTTTGCAGGACTCGTGGTTGCGTGTGGTCTAATTTGTGTCGGCTTGTATGCTTGCTTTACTATAATATTTGCGATTGTGAGGTAGTCATGCTTGAGTCACTTATTGGTCCCGTTACGGGACTATTAGACAAGTTCATTGAGGACAAAGACCAGAAATCTAAGTTGGCGCATGAAATTGCAACAATGTCGCAGAAATACGCGCAAGAAATTGCTAAAGGTCAAATGGCTATCAATCAGGTTGAGGCGGCCCACAAGTCGCTGTTCGTGTCCGGCTGGCGGCCCGCAGTTGGCTGGGTGTGCGTTTTAGGAATGTTTGGGAATTTTATTACTATCCCATTCAGCAACTTTGTCCTAGCTTTGTTAGGTATAGACATAGTTATACCTCTTGTCCCATTGGAAACCATGATGCCTGTGTTGATGGGTATGCTTGGGTTAGGTGCGATGAGAACTTACGAGAAGAAGAACTCGGTGCATAGGGATAAGTGATGTTTAAGTATTTTACGCTAGAGGAATTCGCATGTCAGGAGACTGGTGAAAATGAGATCTCAGAAGAATTTGTTCACGCGCTGGACTCACTACGCTTTGAAGCTGGGTTTCCTTTTGTCATTACGAGCGGGTATCGGTCTCCTCGTCACAGTCTTGAAGTTAAAAAGCCTGGCGGCGGAGGACAACACACGACAGGCCGCGCTGCTGATATTGCTGTTAGCGGTGGGGTTCAGCGTTATCGTCTGGTTGCCGCAGCTATTAAACTGGGGTTCAGTGGAATCGGCGTGGCAAAAGGATTTGTCCATGTAGATACTAGGACAAGTGCTAGGGTTATCTGGGTCTATTAAAGTTGGCCCCCGAAGGGGCCGTGTGCGGAGGAAGCACGAGAATCCGAGAAGCATACCACGTTCCTTCCTTAAATTAATCACTCAGTTTGTTGACTTATTCGCCATAACCGTTAAAATCTTACCTCCAATATCTATTTGTCTGGAGGAAGACGATGGAACAATCCGAAAACATAGCAGAAATCTCTGCTGCTTTAAGTAAAGCACAAGCCGAAATTCGCAATCCTGCGAAGAACATTCAAAATACTTTCTTAAAGAACAAGTACGCTGACCTAACGTCTGTGCTTAATTGCATCAGACCTGTTTGCGCGGCTAACGGTTTAGCGTTCATGCAGACTGTAGAAGCTTATGGCGACAGGGTAGCGGTAACCTCCCAGGTTACACATTCAAGCGGTCAGTGGATTCGTCAGGTCGCCAGCGTAGCGATCTCAGCTCAAGCCAAGAACCCGATGCAAGACCTTGGGTCTATAGCTACATATCTCAAGCGATTCCAAAGTCAATCTATGTTCTCTATCTGCGGGGACGAAGATACTGATGCTCAAGATCTAACGGTTGACACTACAATTGGCATTGAAAACATCTCTGACAAGAAGGTCGCATGGCTGGACGCTTTGCTAGATTCAACAAAGTCTGATCGCAATAAGTTTCTGGAAATTTACGGTGTAAAGGATCTGAAACAATTAACCGAGTCTCAGTTCGCTCAGGCTAAGAATCAGCTTCAAGCTAAGAAGCAGAAGCAAAAAGGGGTGCCTAATGCAGATTGATAAAGGTGTTCCTATCCCTGAAAAGCGTTACAGCAAAAAATATTATTGGGTTCATGAAATGGAAGTTGGCGATTCAGTATTTTGTGAAGATAGAAAAGCTGCGGACAGAATACGGGCTTACATGGGCGTTAAGGCTTCAATGCGGCCCTGTATCAGAGTTGTAGATGGCGGGTATAGAGTTTGGAGGATAAAGTGAAGATCCACAACGTAGAGCAAGGCACCGAGGAGTGGTTCAGACTGCGACTAGGAATGCCGTCTGCTTCTAAGTTCAAAGATCTTGTAACGCCTAAAGGGAAGCCTTCAGCATCTGGCGAGAAGTATATGTATGAGCTTCTTGCCGAAAGACTGAGTGGTAAAAGAGAAGAAGGATTCAAATCATTCTGGATGCAGCGTGGCAATGACTTAGAGCCACAAGCAGCCAATGTGTTTGAGTTTCAGACCGACTTACCCTGCCGAGAAGTGGGCTTTGTAACCAACGATGATCAGACTGTTGGTTGCAGCCCCGACCGGCTGGTAGACGGTGTAGGGCTTGAGATCAAATGCCCATCACCCGCAGTCCATGTCAAGTATCTTGCAGAGAGTGCAAGTAATGGGAAAATGCCTAGTGAGTATTACGCTCAGGTTCAAGGGACTATGTGGTTAATGGACTTTGACAGGTATTTCTTTATGTCTTATCACCCTGATCACTCAAATCTCATTATGGAGGTAAAACGAGACGATGAGTTCATTGCCGGACTTTCAGCGGCAGTTGAAAAACTACTGGAGGATTTAAACTTAAACTTTGAGAAAATAGGAACTATGTATGGAATATGATAATCGTGGAAAAGTAAGCCTGTGGAAGACTGATAGCCAGCACCCGAAGGCCCCTGTATTAAGCGGAAAAGTCGTTGCTCACCGAGACATCAAAGAAGGTGAGACGTTGGATCTTTCTTTGTGGAAGAACGAGAACTCTGGGAACCAGCCGATCATGAGAGGCGAGATGAAGGATGTCTTTAATTCAAGTGCTCCGGCAGCAAGTGGGATTGAAGATGACGACTTACCGTTTTAACTTCGGCAAAAGCCTGAGACTAGCACAGGTGAAACTGGGGGTCAGTTCAATTGAACTGGCTACCCAGATGGGGATTACTAAACAACAGGTCTCTCAGTGGCGATATAGAGAAGACGCAAAGCTGTCGTTAGTAGTTAAAGTTTGCGCTTATTTGAAGATGGACGTATTTGACTTTTTAAGGCTCGCCAATGACTAATTTATTTGAGAGGTTTTGGTTTGAAATCAGGCTAATCATTGAGGATCTTTGGGACATGCTCAAAGATAAGTTCAATGAGAGGTGAATTCTGGTTAATAAATCATCGTCGGGACATCCCTGACGTTATCAAGAACTTTCATGACCGGTTGAATGAGATGGACTTCAGCCGGCCTATAGCGTGGAAGTTTGAAACGTATTCCACGGTTAGAAGTCTCAGCCAGAATGCTCTATTCCACATGTGGTGTGGGCAGATGTCAGAGTATTTCAGCTCAAAGATCAGCGTGACACCTGACATGGTCAAGAAGCTCATGAAGAATGAGTTTCTTGGGACTGAGAATATCCATGTTGGCAGTACGGTTATTGAGAACCAACTCAGATCAACGTCTACTCTAACGAAAGGTGAGATGCATGACTTTATGGAGAAGGTTTTCCACTGGGGATTAGACAAAGGGGTACAATTAGCCAATCCAGAAGACAGCGAGTTTAGACGTGCCAGAGACGCTCAGGGCTAAGACACTAAAGGCTTTTCAGTTACTCCGGCGCCTGGAGGAAGCAGACGACGAAGGCTATTGCGAATGCGTGACGTGCGGAGTCGTTAAGCACTACACTGAGGTTCACGGTGGTCACTGGTTGCCGAAAGGTAAATCTAGTTATTTCTCACTAGATAAGAGAAATGTATGGCCGCAATGCCCTGGGTGTAATTTGTTCGGAATGAAACATGGAGTCGCGGCTCAGAACTATACGATGTTTATGATTGCAAAATACGGAAAATCTCAGGTAGATCAAATGCTTGCAGACTCAGGGAAACCTATTAAACTCTATGCGAGAGATTATCGCGAAATGCTTGCTGAGTTTAATGCC